GGTCTAATCCAGCAATCAACAGTAAAATCGGCATCATATCTGAAGTCATCACTCGCAGATGATGAAATATAATCTCCATTACCGTCGAGCAGTAGACTCCCCGTCCACTTATACACCGAGGTGTCAATCTGCGCATCGCCACGTGTAGTCCATATCTTCCCTGATTCATCAGTAAGATCGGCATTGAAATGAACGAGAGACTTGGAATATATGTCGTCGAGGGCCATTATGAATTACCTTCCGTTATAGTAGCAACTGTGCAACGTACTAATATACCATCAACTATTTCTGCCCCTGTACTATCTATTTTAACATCCCCTGACCCTTCTGTATCTGTTACAGAAAGATCCATAACAAAAACATCATCTGTATCAGTTATACGAGCCCAAGTAGCTATTCCTGCTGCTGCTGATTCTACATCTTGAATAGTTCCAAAAGTAAGAATACCATTACTCACTGTTCCGCAAGGGAAAGAAAAAAGAAAATCCACTAAAAGTTCATTATCATATTCATCAACAGCTTCACCTGTTGCAGGTCTTTCTCCGGAATAAATAAATAAATGACCACTTGAATATTCATCAGCACCTGCATCAATAGCAGCCACAATAGCAAGTGCCCGATTATTCCTTAAATCTGTATCAAAACCTATACTCATAATACCTCCTTAACAATCGTTGAAACGACTGTTCCTGGTATTCCTTGTTTCCATCCTGCGGTAACACCACCATTGAATTCATGACCTTCTGTGGCATTAACAATCTTTATAGAATCTTGAATGACAAATCCCGTAATTTTATTAGAACCAGGAAGTTTTCCTAAGAACCATAAACCTTGTATTGTGACTTTATTATTCATAACCGATCTCATTGCTTCTACAAAGAAATTGTATTCTTTCATTCCGGCAAGAACGAGTTTCATCGGTTGTTCTTTTCCGTATTCTTTTCCCATAAAAGAAAATTCCATTCTTAAAATCTTTACTGGATCACTTTCTCCCCAACCTGGTTTACTTGTTCTGACATCCCCTAACGTAAGAATTAAACCATTTTCTAAAAACAGATTGATTTTCCACATATCCTTATCCTTTATGAATAAGTAAAATGAATTGCAAAAACGAGACTATTATTATACCAAGCACTTGTCGGCCAGGATGACATCCAGTCTGATAAAACTTGCCTCATATTCCAATAAACATATTGTGCTGAAGGAATCGGAACAGTATCAAGAGCTATGCGAGAATCAGTGCCTGCAAGGGGAGTTCCAGCCCATGTAGCAGAACCAGGTAAAGCATTTGTTGTTGTAATTGCTTTAAAAACACTATTAGCAGCAACACCGTCTCCAAGAGGTTCACTTTCCCATGTTGCATGTGTGCTATCGTCATAAGCTTCAAGATAAGGAATGGTAACAGTCACACCGCTGAACCAAGCAGCACAAACATACCTGAAGTTTCCACCTGTTCCACTATTTAAAGTAGAACCTGCTTTGATGATCTGATTGTAAAGTCCCGTGCTGTAATCCATTAAAAACATCTTTGCAGCATCTAAATCACCTGATGCTGGAATTACAGTAGGGTAACTTGCTCCGGAAATAAGATCACCAGTTGCTTGTTGGGCATCCCGCCAAACTAATTTATCACCTGTTCCGAATAAAACAAAATTGGCATCTCCGGCAGGATTGGTGCAAGCAACATCATTTGCGGAAACATTGAATAAAATATTAACTGCTGGTCGGGACATAATAAACCTCCTTTTTACTGACTCTTTTGATATGCTACATCCATAGTTGCGGTAATTTCTTGGTAATTAGTATCTATTGTTTTTCCTGTGGTGCATGTTACTTTTATTGTTTGAGTAGGTGTTTGGTAATTTGTAGAAAAATAATGACCGTCAGGAACAATAACGATTGATCTATTATGGGCACTAGCTGAATTATAGTCTTCATTAGGTTTTCCACTCTGAACAAACCCTGTTCCTTGGGCAACTAAAGTCACGCTTCCTAAATCTTTACCATCTGATGATCTGACCACACTATAAGATCCAAAAGATTGTGGGGTATTGATCCAATTAACTATCGTAGAATCAGCAGCTGGATATGGTCTAGTTGACCAACTTACTGCACCAGGTCCTGAAAGTGTGTATGTTTCTGCTGGAGGAGGTGTCGGAGGAGTGGGACCAGGATCAGGTGTTGGTGTAGGAGAAGGTGCAGCATCAGAAATAGAAATCTGGATTGATTGCATTAATCCTGCTTCCGTATCCACATCAACGGAAGTATCCACTCTTGAAACACCAACGGCTGTTCCGGTTAAATAATTAATTGCTGAACCAGCTCGATAATAATCAACAAGTAATTCTGTTCCGGTAAGAACATAAATTGTTAAATCTATTGTTCTTCCATAGAAAGAACTGTAAAGATTGTTTCCTGTTTTATTCCCGTCAACATCTACTTGCCAAACACCAGACACACTGGTAATAGTTGAACCTAAAATACATTGGGTTTGCCCAACTATATCATTAACAGCATTTGTCTTTTCTCCGGAAATTAAAATAGTTTCCGTCTGCTTTTCACTCCAAGACAAAGTTCCTTTTCCAGAAACTTCTGTCATTCTTACTAATCCTGTTACAGGATACCCACTATTTTCTAAATAAGCAGTTATTGTGGAAGAACTTTCATTTTTAACAATACTTGTCGGATCTGCGGTCACAGACAAAGATGTGGTGCATTTGCAAGAATTATCCACATATAATAACTTAGTTCCATCTTTTCCAGACAATGATCCTATAATATTTACATCTCCATAAAGAATATCTGCATCAGGATCTTCATAAGATTCCGCAGAATAGACTACAGTGTTCTTTACCATCCCCTTCGCATAATAAGAAGCAAAAACCATTTGATCACAAAAATCAAATACTTCCTCTGTCAAGTATATATTTTTACCTTCTGTGGTATAACCATCAACAGGTGCAAAATTCTTTGTTCTTTCTTTATCAGAGTAAGCCCAAATACCAACAACAGAATCAACCACAAAAGCAACTTCCAATAAAGAAACACCACTTGCTCTTTTTCGTTCATTGGAAACAAGGATTGTTGCTGTATTTTGGGAAGCTTCTTTTGTCATATTTCCTGGATAACCAGGATATTTGTACCATATATCTTTAGGAATTGCCGGATCAAATGTCCATTTTACAACAACGTCATTGATCGGATCACTATTTCCATCAACAGCTTGTCCATAAATTTCTATATAATGAGAAATATCTGCACCTATACACTCACCATCTGTAGTAATTTCCATACTATTTTGGGAGACTGTTTCAGACGGAATAATCTTAATTCTATTTCCAAACTCAGGCCATTGCGGTTCATCATTCAAACTTTGTATAACGGAATCAGTAAGATTGTAATCTGAGGTGTCCGGTTCTCTTACTAATCTTTTAATCCAAATATTTCCAAGTCTGTCAGAAGTAACAAAACCTTCTTCACCAACAATTAATTCTGTAAGACTTTTCAAAACTTCTATCGGATAAAGATTGTCAGCCTCAAAATTATCAGCAAACACTTCGAAGTCAGAAACATCACATTTGGTAGAATCCCAAGTAAGTCCTACAGCTTCAATAATTTCTTCACAGATAGCAAAGAAAGTGGTATCAGACTCCCATAACTTTGTCATCTTTTGAGCAAAAGGCTCACTAAGAATTGCTGTGGACTGTCTGCCCCAGATACCAGTGATTGTGTCATTAACTCCTACTCTAAACGTAGGACGCTCAATAAAGAACAAACCCTGACTTATCCAAACATAATCATATTCATCAGGATCCACATCATCATTAATCCTTGTTAGCACTTCCACTCTAGGAGTTTCCGGTATTATAGAAAAATCAAATGTGTCAAAAAGATCCTCATCCGCTAATTCAAAAGATAACTCTCGACAAAATTGATCTAATCCCGTAGTGATGGAAAAAGACACCACCTTATCAGTTATATCCACATCATCAAGAAGAAATTTCCAACCATACTGCTCAGACATTTTCGTGATCCTTAACCACTAAATTAATCTCATAATCGAACATCGGTTGCCCGTAAAAAGAAGAGATAAGATTTCTACGATAAATGAACCCGTCAGGTCTTGCAAACTCGACAAGCCAGCAGTCGTAGCCGTCGGTAAAGTAGTGCTCAGTCGATGCCATTATGTAAAGTGATGCAA